TGAGTATACGTTGCTAGTGTCTGCACTTCCTCTTTTGGAAGCCGGACGTTTAGCAGATTTGGAGAAATTCGGACAATCGATTATTGATGCTTCGGACTATGAGATTCGTCTCGAGAAGCTGATTGCCAAGATGATGCAACTCCTACCTACCGTTCCAAAGCCAGCTGCGTCGCAACTTTCGGCGAAGATTTTGAATCTTAAGAAAGTGCGTACAAAGCTGATTTTGGCACAACAACAATCTTGCATTCGCGAGAAACCATTTACGGTCATGATCCATGGACCAAGTGCTGTTGGAAAATCTGAAATCAATGCTAAGTTGATTAAGGTGCTTCTCTCGCACAATGGTTTTCCGTCGTCCAAAGAGCATGTCGTTACGCTGAACGATGGTGATAAGTACCAATCTGAATATCACCCTTACCATAATGCTGTGACTCTTGATGACTTTGGAAATACCAAGGCGGACTACTATGAAGGGAATCCCACGAAGCCCATCATTGATTTCGCCAATAATGTGCCAATTGCAGTGTTGAAGGCTGGTGTTGAGTCTAAAGGTAATGAGTATTTCATTGCGAAGCTCTTTACTATTACGACCAATGTTAAGTCTTTGATGGCACATACGTTCTCAAATGAACCGGTTTCTATTCTGCGTCGTTTTGACGCCATCCTCGATGTGCGCTTGCGCCCCGGGTATGTTGACTCTATGACTGGAGGATTGAATGGAGGTAAGATGAAGAAGTTCATTGAGGACGCGTGGCTTATCGATCTCCAGCGTGTGGAGATCATTCGTACTGGCAATAAGGAGTCAGGTATTAGAGATTCACATAAGTTTGTAGACATTCTTAAGCAGGCATCATTTGCTGAATGTCTTGAAGAACTTAAGAAGATGAGTGAACAGCATTATGCAGTGCAAAAGCGATTTGTTGCATCTGTTGAAAGTGCTTATGATCTTGATCTTTGTGAACATTCCGATATGCCGAGTGAATGTCCGTATTGTGCACCGAAGATGTGTCAAGATTGCGATCTTGAACATCAAAGTGGTGACATTTCTCCTGAAACTTTAAAAGAGATCCATGATTCTATTAATATGGATACTTACTGTGAGGAACGTTCTCTGAAAGACCAAGTTGCCGATTGGTATGAAGAGTATTTTCCGCAGGAAATTGTTGACAATGCGGCCGATAAGATGAGATCTCTTGTCGATGTTATGCGTGAACATCAAGATGAGATCTTGAAAGGATGCGCTATTGGTGCCGTATCAATTATTGCCATTATTGGTGCAGTAAAGCTCTACCGTACTTTTTCCAATATGGGAAAAGAGCTTGAACTACAAGGCAATATGACATCTGCCCCTGAAGACCATGAGACCGTTGCTCCTTTCGTGAAGCCCCATTATGAGGCTAATGAGCAGGAGAATATCTGGAAGACTGTACGTCCTATGTCTGTGCCAAAATCTGATGCCTCCAAATGTACTTCTATGGAGAAATTCAGTCCACTTGTGTGGAAATGGCTTCAACGCTGTGAAGTCACTTGGCCGGACAAAAGTAAGAAGATTTCTATGATTGTTCCTATGCGAGGATCGTCATGGTTGATTCCGACACATATGTTACCTGAGGATGATGGTGTGTACACGATTGAGATTTTGCGTCGTGACACTGGAAAACTCGGAAATGTTGTGAAGGAACGCGTCTCATGCCACGATTGGGTTCGTGTTGGTGGAGATCTTACACTTGTGCTTCTAGCTAGTGGTGGATCTGTTGCCAATTTGTCTCAATATTTGGCTGAAGGCGAAGTTTCTGGTAGTGCGCGTATCGGAGCTAGGATGTTCGATCTTAAACCCGACTTTACGAAAATGGACCCTGTTGTTCGTATAGGTTCATATAAGGATTATAAGACCGGCATTACAGCCTTCAAAGGATTTGACTATCGCTTACCGTACAATACGTACTCGGGCTTGTGTATGGCGCCCGTAGTTTCACTCGATAGTGTAATTCTCGGATTCCATCTAGCTGGCAATTCTAAGACTGGATATGGTGCTGCCCAGTTTTTATCGCTAGAGGAATTTAATCTCGCGTATACAAAGTTGCGATCCACACGACTCGTTGCTCATTCTGCTGACACAATGAGAACTGAGAAATATGGTGTTGACTTTGAACCATCTTTGGCTATCCCTAAGAAGCATGCTGTTCGCTTTATGGAGGCTGCTGATGGTAAAGATCCTAACTTGGAGGTTTTTGGAGCTCATGGTCTTGGAGTTCCTACCTTTAGGTCTGAAGTACAAAAGTCGCCTATTAGTGATAGTGTTGATGAGATTATGGATCTTCCTCGTCTGCACGGGCGTCCAGATTCTAGGCAGATCTGGAAACATTGGCAGCGTGATTTACATTCGATTGCTCATACTCGTGGAGATTTTGAGCCACATGCGTGGAAACGTGCGTCTGATGATTTGCAGACACGTTTCGCACAAGTGTGTGTTCAGTATCCTGATGATGTTGAAATGATCAAACCCCTTAGTTGGTATTATAACCTGAGTGGTATGGATGGGGTAAAATCTATTGACAGAATTAACACGAAATCTTCTATGGGTTTCCCTCTGAATAAGTCGAAAAGTAATTATATCGACGTTGTGGATCTTGAGGTTCCAGGTATTACCGAACCTATTGATTTTACTGATCCACAATTCAGGGAAGAATTTTATATCCAGGAGAGCCTTCTTGCTGAGGGAAAACGTATTTATACGGTTTTCCGCGGTAATTTGAAGGATGAGCCTACCAAGTTCACGAAGAATAAGATCCGGGTTTTTGCGGGATCAGAGGTTGTTTTTACACTTCTTACTCGCAAGTACTTTTTGCCCGTGGTTAAATTTATTCAAGATCATGGTTTGGAATTGGAGTGTGCTGTCGGTTTGAATGCGTTTGGACCTGTTTGGCACGATGTCACCAAGTATTTAACGGTGTACGGGCCTGACCGCATGATTGCCGGTGATTACAAAGCCTTTGACAAAACTGCGTCTGCGAAAGCTATGATGTGTGCTTTTGAGACGTTAGTTGGAGTTGCTCGTCTTGCTGGTTATGACGAGCATTCCTTGACCATTATGGAAGGAATTGCAACAGAAATTGCGTACCCTGTGTACGAGTTCAACGGTGTAATCCTTCAGGCGTTCGGATCTAATCCGAGTGGTCATCCGTTGACTGTGATCGTGAATAATCTGATCAACAGTCTTTACCTTCGTTATGCTTATTATACTCTTCATGCTGGTGAAGATGTCCCCCTCTTTCATGAGCAAGTTTCGGCGCTCTGTTATGGTGACGATAACGTAATGGGTGTATCCCCCATGGAGACAAAGTTCACACATACTGCCGTATCGAAAGTGTTAGGAGATGCTGGTATCACTTATACGATGGCTGATAAGACTTCCGAGTCTGTACCATTGATCAGCTTGAAGGATATCAACTTTTTGAAGCGAGGTTTTCGGTATGAAGTGGATCTTGATCGCTATGTAGCACCTATTGAGGAAGCATCGATTTCCAAATTGTTACACAACGTTAAAGGGAAGAAAGCCTCACCGGCTGATGTGTCGTTTATGGCGATACACACTGCCAACCGTGAGTATTTCTTGCACGGACGCGATGTGTTTGAGGAAAAACGATCCCAATTGGAGCAAGTTGGACGTCGGCACTTCGGTTCTCTCTTTGAGCTTCCTAGCTGGGAAGAATTAGTGAGAACTTTTGAAGATGATGACGCTCTTGATCAGTGCATAGCAGGAACTGAAGAATATGATGAAGAATTGACACCACAATCTGGCGAGTCTGTTGGTTCGTTGCAAACCATTTCTATACTAACTGATGATTTCTCGAATGTGTCAATGTCTAATGAGGAGGGTGAACTGATTGATATTCTTGTGCAACATCTTCCTAAGAAGCCTAAATACAGAAATCATCGCTTTCTGGACTTTGGCGAAATGGACCTCATGTACAACCTCGGGGTTCCAGGAACGACAGGTAGGAAAATGCCGAAAGGTATCATTAATATTGAGACGAAGATTGTTGGTGATAGCAAAACTCGTTTTACGATGGTCTGTAGGCAAGCAAGGAAGTATGGAAGGATTATGCACATATTGACTTGTTACACGGTGTATGCGTGCGTGGCGACCGAGCACGGTGTCACACTTGTGAAAAAGTATGGTGGTGGAAACACGGTGCAACACAGTGAGCTTGATGTGGCATTTCTCGACTTCATGGCATATATTGCGAAGCGAGACATTCTCGAAAAGCGCTTGTTGTGTTTGGAATCAAAGCGTAAATCGAAAAACCAGAAAAAGAAGAAGACCAGTTAGATGGTCTCCGCCCTTAGGTGGGGGCGTTATAAATACACCAATAGGCGTTGGGAATACGCCTAGTCGCTAAATTCCCCTTTGAGAGGAATATACCGCACAGCTTGTTCATTGGTATCCAAAACACCAATTAGTTGTGGACAGGACTCTCATCGTAGGTAACGTTTTGTGTGTCCCTATTTAGGGAAGGTCTCGCCGGCCAAACAACGTGGGCTCTCCGGACACCTTT